AGCATCTCGCGTTCTTTGCTCATTTGCAATGAATGCCATCCAGTTTTCAAAAAAGTTGATGATTTGATAATCGTGATCTACATAAAATGTAAATTGTGCTCTATCATCATATTGTCTTCTATATGCATGTCTTTCAGTTACACCTGCAAAGTCATTTGTTATTTCATGAGTTGCAAAAGTAGAACCTGGAAGACTTGCTTCAGCACAATTTAACCCAAGAAAATCTTCTTGTCCAACATATGCCTTTCCCAATCCCGCTGCCTGTCTACTTTCCATCCAATTTGAGACAGAGGGAGGTGGTTGAAAGTAACACTGAAAATTTGATGTAGTTGCTGGACGCAGGATATTTGCCTTTAATTCAGCTAAACTCCTAGGTCTTGGTATTGGTGTGGGCATCCCAACTATAAATATTTTACCGGTATATTATGTAGTCAACTAAATGGCAGAAAGTTTAAAAAGTAAGTATAAACCATCCTTCCCTAGAAAATACCAGGGAGATGCGAATAATATTGTCTGCCGCAGTAGTTGGGAGAGAAGATTTTGCAAGTGGTGTGATACTAATCCAAATATTCTGAGGTGGGCAAGTGAAGAATTTTCAATTCCATATGTCTCTCCAGTTGACAATAGGGTTCATCGCTATTACCCAGACTTTCTTATAGAAGTAAAAGAAAGAAACGGTAAAGTAAAAAAGTATGTGGTTGAAGTAAAACCAAAAAGACAGACACAACCACCTAAGAAAGGAAAACGTGTTACAAAATCTTTTATCTATGAAACTAAAACTTATGCTGTGAATCAAGCAAAATGGAAAGCAGCATCTGAATTTTGTCTTGACAATGGCGTTGAATTTAAGATTATAACCGAAGATGAGTTAGGTATCAAGTAATGGCAAGACGCGCCGCCAGACGAAGAAGAAGTGGACCTTCTTATGAAGAGGTAAAGGCACAGATTAATGCCAGGGAGGAGGAAAAGAAAAGACGGAGTATAGAAAATTATCAATATCAAGAATTAGTTGGCGATAATAGAATCGCCTCATCTAAACAGGATATTCAAAATACTGTAGATCCTGAAGAGAAGATGCTTAAGATAATGGACTTACTAACAGAAGTTCAACCAGTACCTGATGTTGGTGATTATTATACCTTTATATACAATGCTAAAACAAAGGGGTTAAAATACGATCAACATCCATTAATCGCATGTGTTGATGTTCAGGGATGGGGATTCAAAGGACTCAACTTTCATTGGGGAACTGTTAGAAATTACACTTGGGGAGAACTCCCAGGACAAATGCATCTTGTAAGAAATAGTGAGATAAATGATTTGCGTGATATAAATTATGCTTTTTATAAAACAGTACTATAAATAGATAAAAAAGTTCTGGCTCATGCCTCTAGTAATAGTAGACACAAATAGAACCCAATATAGCACTAGTGGAGGAAAACGCATATATCTGCAAACATCCACAACAGTGGAGGTGGATGCTAATGGCAAGTATGTACCTGGAACCACTGTGACAACTCTTGAGGAAGTTCAAAGAAGTCCTATAGGAATATTAGGTAGTCCTACAAAATTAGCAACTAGGGAGAATGGTAAGTGGACTTTTGAAAACAAGGCTACTGTAGATTTGCAGCAGACTCTCAGCAACCCTAATTCAATGATGAACATTGGATTGAGAGATACAATTGCAAAAAAACTTCAACAGAAAGATAATTCTGTAAACGAAGATGGAACTCTGAACACGGGAGCAAATGGAACTGCAGAGTCACTGGCTGCATATGGTGCAACAAGTGTTCTTGCACCCGAAAATCAAGGAGTTGTGCCTGAAGTCAACGAGGACGGTAGCGTACCAATTCAAGCTGCTACACCTAGAGATAATGTAACCAATGATGGTATTCCCGCCAATGATAAACTTACGAGAACAGATTATCTAAATGGAGGTGAACCTTTAGTTTATCCTTTAGATTTGAGAAAGAATAAGTCCGATAGAATTAAATTTTCTATGAGGACTTCTGAAGGTGCTAAAATTCAATCTGGATTGGGAAGAAATCAAATAGAAAGAAGATCAGGTACACCAATTAAAGGTTCAGTGACACTACCTACCCCAGGTAAAATCGTAGATAATAACAGTGTTAATTTCAACGAAGGGAAACTAAATGCGTTTCAATCCTTTCTTGTAGCAGAATCTCTCAGTTTGATGGGGGCTGATAATCCTGGAGAAGCAGCAGCGAATGCAATCACTGCGGCGACTGAGGCGTTTCGGGGAAATACTGCTTACGGTGATGCATTAAAAGTGTATCTTGCTCAACAGGCAACCAGCACTCAAGGACTTCTCTCCAGAGCAACGGGTGCTATTCTGAACCCCAATCTGGAATTACTTTTCAATGCTCCAGAACTACGTGATTTTTCTTATGTATTCAGAATGTCTGCAAGATCTGGACCTGAAGCACAAGAAGTCAAAAAAATCATTCGTTTCTTTAAACAAGGAATGACTGTAAAGGCAACAGCAGATGCAACATTCTTAAAATCACCTAATGTCTTTGATATTAAATATCAATTCTTTGATAAGGCTGGCACATTAAGAGACAATCACCCATCTATTGGACGAGTCAAAACTTGTGCTCTTACCAACTGCTCGGTTGATTATACTCCTGATGGAAGTTACATGACTTATAGTGATGATGATAGAACAATGACTTCATATCAAGTGACACTTACATTCAAGGAACTCACTCCTATCATTGAATCTCAATATTTCGAGGAGGGACTCATGAACGACGAAACCGCTCTCAACTCTATAGGATTCTAAAATGCCAAATTACTTCAGATACGTTCCAAAATTTGAATATGTAACTAGAGATGAGAAAGAGCAAGTCATCTCAGAGTATAAACCTGTAAAGAATTTGTTCAGTAGAGCAAAACTTAGAAATGATATTTTCAATGATTTAAGTTATTTCACCAAGTATCAAATCGTTGGTGAAGATCGTCCAGATAATGTAGCGAATAAAGTATATGGCGATGAATCTTTAGATTGGGTAGTTCTTCTTGCTAATAACATCTTGAACATATATGAGGAATGGCCTTTGACAAATGATGCTTTCAATGAGTATCTGACAAATAAATATGGAACGCAAGATAATATTTTTGGAGTTCATCATTACGAATCTGTAGAGGTAAAAGATACTTCTGGCAATATCATCGTGCCTCAAGGATTAGAGGTTCCTCAAAATTATTCAATTGAATTTTATGATGAGGTAACTGAGTTGATGGATAAGAGGGTTAATATTGCTACAGCAGTGACAAACTATGATTATGAACTCAAGAAAGAGAATGAAAAGAGAAACATCTATGTCTTAAAAAATGAGTATCTAAATGTCGTACTCAACGATATGGAAGAAACTCTAGAATACAAAAAAGGTTCTACTCAGTATGTGAGCAGAACCATGAAGAAAGCAGATAATATTCGTTTATTTGAATAGTAAATTAAAATACGCTGCAATAACCAGAAGGGTTAAGCACAACTGATTGTATTTCAACTTTCCGCAAGTTTTTGGAAGTAGGACAGTGCATCATCTTCATCTGAGTCCGCAGACTTAGTAGGAGTGATGTCAGGTGCGTTGAAGTCAGCAGCAGGTTCAGATGCTTTTGACTCAAAGTTGGGTGTATAAGAACCACGAGAGTCATCTTCATCAGCAACCTCTTCGTCAAGACGAGCAGGAGCAGACTTCTTACCAAGAACCATTTTCAGGCGAGTCTCCAATTGCTCATAAGTCTTGAACTGATCGGGAGCAGTAATAGCAGTCAGAGAATACTGCTTCTTCCACACTGCTTCCAGTGCATCATCATCGTCAAGCAGGGGAGCAGGACGATCGAACTCTGAAGAGTCATAGTTCCAATAACCAGCAACCTTCTTCAGTTTCAGTTTGAAGTTGGCACCTTGCCAGAAATCGAAGGGGTTGATTGCTTCCTCATCTTCAAACTCAGGTTGCATTGCTTCCATGATTTTGTCGAAGATTTTCTTGCCAAACTTATACAGGAAGACTTTACCTTCGTTCTGAGGATTTGCTTTGTCCTGCACAACATAAATGTTGGCATAGTAAGACAGTTTACGCTTCTGCTTACGAACAGTCTCCTTATCAGAGTCAAGTCCACTGTTCCACAGTTCGCGGTTGTATTCACCCAGAGGATCTTTGTTTCCAATGGTAGTCAGGGAGTTCTCAATGTACCAACCACCAGGACCTTGGAAGGCATGGGAGTACATCTTTGCCCAGGGGAGTTCTTCTCCATCAGGGGCAGGCAGGAAACGGATGACTGCATAACCGTTGCCAGTCTTATCCATTTCGGGTTTCCAGAGGCGTTCATCACCACCGCCGCCAGAGTTGTTCATCTTTTCTACTTCTTTTACCAGTTTAGAAGTAAGAGAACCAAGATTAGATTGCTTTTTAAGATTAGAAAAAGACATAGGATTAATTAGGATTAATTGGATTTGGCTTGTGTGTGCTTCGCTATTCTACTACCCAGGTTCGTTTTTGTCAATCTGAGATTTCATCACATCAAGCATTTGAGACATATTTCTAAAAATAGTAGACATGTCTACATCTTTGGAAAGTCCCATCATTGCGGCAGATTCCACAATACGTTCTTTCATGACTTTCGCTTCAGGATCGTCAGATAAACTTAAGCGTGTGTAAAGAACTCTTTGTTTTTCAAGGAGTCTTTCCAGCATGGCAACATGAAAGAGTTTCTCTTCCTTATCCATAGAAGGGAACTTAAAGACATTCTTGTAAATGTCTTCTTGTAATTCGCTGATTTCTGTCATCTCAGCACGGACGACATCAGAGTCAAAGAAACTCATTTTACACCTACAACTTGCTTAAGAATTTTTTTATAATGAAACACATCTATATTTAGGAATGGAGAATATTTTCTCATTCTCATACTGACGGTTTCCCACACAGGATCTTGGAGTTCTTTATCAAATTCTTGTCGATATCCAAGAATCTTATCCAAGATAACCATAGTTTCAACTGAAACGTCTCCACCAAGATATTTTTTCAAAATGACAGGATGTCCAGTTTTAGTAGAGAACAAATAATTAAAGTCTTGATTATCAAACAACTTTTCAGTCTCTTCTTTGAAGATATATGAGAGGGATTGAGTCCTCTTCTTCCAATCAGTGTATCTACCTTCACCTTCGCGTATCATCTCTCCTATCCAAAGCTTACTCGGATCAGTGCAGGTGATAAAGTTAGATACAAAGAACTCGATTACTTCTTTATCGTCTTTGTTTCGTGCTAGTTTTTCAAACCAAAATCTATCTTTCCTCTTGTAAAAGGATTGGACGGTAGCACGACTTTTACCACAATATTTGTGATAGTCATATTTCTCTTTCGTGAAGTGATTCTTCAACGAAAGATATTGCTTATAGGCATCAAACGGCATCATGAAAAAAGTAATAGGACTCAAAATTTTGCCGGGAATTTTTTCCCCCAAATATGGAATTAAAGGGGCAATTTGGCACGGGAACTTCTCTTTAAGAAGTTAAGCTCCATTGCTTCGTACTTTAGTTTTTCTTTTAACGGTTTTGAAATCAACTTGGGCACGGACTCAACATCGATTCCATTCATGTCGCAGAAGTGAACCACGGCATCAATGTAACTCATCTTATCCTCACCATGAACAAGCGATTCAATTTCTTGTGCAAATTTTGATGAACAGAAAAACTTATTTTCTATTGCCTTTTCTAGTTCATTCTTCATCTGACCTAGTATTGTGATGTACAAACTCTTTAATATATCTCACTAATAGTTTAATATAGTCCCCCTTGTTCCTTTTGTCAAATACCTTGACTTCACCACCAGGAGTTACCATGATGGTGATTAATTTTGTTACGGGGATTCCTGTCAGTTCATAATACGCAGAAGCATAAAACATCTCTTGGACAAAGTAGTTCTCCAACCACTCTTCAGGTTTAATTTTTTCAGATGTTTTAAAGTCAATGACTGCAAGTTCTCCTTCGTACTCTGCGATGCAGTCAACTCTTCCTGCTAAACCAAGATACTCTGAATACAGAGTTCTTTCTATAGCATGTACATTATTTATCTTATCAAGATATGGCTTGGCATGATAGAACATGAACTTGGTAAGAGGTTTAAACTCATCCCAATTAATTTCTTTGTTCAACATGTAGAGTTCTGTTGCCGCATGGAAGTCTGTTCCACGAGCAGTGGCTTTCTTAGTGATACGATTCGCTTCTTCAATACCGACACGCTGTCGCCACTTAGCAAAGATTTGTCTGTTGTAGAAAGAAGTTACAGACGTGATAGAAGGCACCCACTGCCCATCTGGAAGATTGTACAGTCGGATGCCATTCGTTTCTTTTTTAGTTAATTCAAGTTCACCTAGAAAATTATGATGAATAAAACTCATAGATTCATTTCCATTTTAGCAAGTAAGTATTCTTTGCAGAGTCCAGAACGCACGATATCTTCTACTTGGAACTCAACAATATCTACAGATGGCATGAGTCTAAGAATTTTCATGAAGTCTGCGATACCAGTTCTCTCATTCTGTTTAACTAAGTCAGTTTGAGTGGCATCACCACAGAACAGAATCTTAGAGTTCTCTCCAACTCTGGTGATTATACTATCAAGTTCGTGGAAATTCAAGTTTTGGAATTCGTCAACCAGAATGATTGCGTTGTCCAGAGTTGTACCACGAATGAATGATGTGCTCCAGAAACTAATCGTTCCTTGAGTCTTGAGGTTGCCATATAACATTTCAAAAGAAGAATCATCTGGCATCTCAAACATGTACTTCACCATATTCTTGTAAGGAATCTGGTAAAGAGAAGACTTGTCTTCGTGATCTCCAGGCAAGAATCCAATCTCTCTTGTAGCGACTAGAGAACGGACAATGTAAATCTTTTCATATGGAGACTTTTCACTAAGAACATCAGTGAGTGCGTTGTAAAGGGCAACAAACGTTTTACCTGTTCCAGCGCATCCGTAACCAACAATATTCTGATCCTTTTGATAGGCATCAAAATACGCTTTCTGATTATCTGTGAGAGGTTCAATCTCTTTAATAAAATCTAGATTGATTGGTTTTTTTCTCTTCATATGCTTATTAGACATTCCGAAGGGAATTGGATTTTTCTTTTTAGTTGGCACAGCAATTCAAATAAATTTCAAACAGGTTTGACATTGGAACCAGGCATTTTAGATGCTCTGTGTAGAACATCGTTCCAACCAGGGTGAGACTTTTTAAGTTTGTCGTAGACTTCACCAATCTCACCACAAGCGGGTGCTGTTGATGGATCGCTCCAGTCTCTATGCCAGTCAGGATTATCTTCTAACCACTGATTCCACTCATGAACGCTAAGAACTACGTCTTTCTGTTCACCAGTTTCTTTATTAATTACAGGATATGTCGCCATAATTTAAAATAATACACAAATATTTATGTTACAGAGTCAAGCTCTGTAGTGGTGATGTATTTATGTTTCCCTTCACAAATGTATTAAATGAAAGAGAGATTCTAACATCATCACTTTTGTTCTTCTCCACATAATGATTTACATGTGAGGGAAAAAGAATTAACTTCCCAGGAATGTTGGGGAAAATCCAGGTAGACTCATCTCCTCCTGATAAACGTAGATATTTGAATGGATAGTTCTCTTCTGAGTATAGCACAAGAGGAGAGGAATCTCCAGAGATGAAGAAAACTCCACTCAAAATACTATTTGGATGATGATGCGGATGATGATGTCCATCCTTGAGCATGTAGTTCACCCAGGACTCTGTGATATAGAATTCAATATCCTCATTGACATTCAAATAATCATAGACAAATCTCTTGATGTGTTCTTCAATATGTGATTTTAGTTTACTAAAAACATCCAATTCCAAGACTCTGTAATTAGCAGATACGCAAACGTTATCCTTATACGTTACCGCAAGATTGTCTAATTCTTTTTTGCCAACGATGAATAAATCATCTGATTCATAAACTGGCAATGGGAATAGATTGGTTACACCCACTCCATTGCCTCAGCGACAGCAGGGAACTGTTCACAGAAGATTTCCTTTGCAGAGTTTGCAATGTCCAT